CGAGCCCTTATAGAACAGCGTGTCGTTGATTACCTGCATCGACTTATTGCTTCCATCCTGTACACCCGTGATGTTGAAGGTGTACAGCGCATATTCCGACGGAAAGCTCCCCAGAATCTTGTGCAATAGGTTGTCCTTCCAGAAAAGAACACTGGAAGACAGTTTGCAGCATCCCGTGAAGTTTCCGACGCTGCCCACTGCCAGCGCGTAAGAATCTGTGCTGATTCCCTCATAGACAAAGAAGTTTTTCGGATCACCCAAGGCGGAGGCATAAATAGTCTTTTCGGAGTTGGACGCACCCCACAGCCGGTTTTCGCTCTCACAGATGTAGTCAAGGTCAGGAATCTTACGTTCCATCGTGATTGCCGCCGTCTCCGTGGCGGCGGTGAGGCTGTTCTCGCTGAATGTAACCGTGTGCAGCCCCACCGCCTTAATGACCGCGGATTTATTGTTCGAGGTCTTCACAGTACACCCCGAGATAGATACCGCGTCACCAACAGAAAACAGGGCGTTGAGCTTGACGGAATTCATTGTGACGGTATCCGTCGTAAAAGTAGCGCCGGTCTGCGTTGCCTTTGCGCCCAGATCATGGAGCGTGTTGTCCGTGAGGTCCAGATACTTCTTGTCCGGCCATATCACCAACTTTGTGTTGACACAGGCAAACTGCTTTTTGCCCGCCGTCACGGTCCCCACGGATTTACCGTCATAAATCAGGCTCGTGCCGTCCACCACCACCAGCTTATTCCACGCGGTCACGGCGGTGGGAGCCGTGTAGTCGCCCACCGGTTCCCGGCGGAGTCTCGTTGCAAGATAGGGATACCGGCGGCAGGAGAGGTTTTTGCAGGCGGAGAATTCGCCCTCCTGCGTGTCGTCCCCGAAGTTGACGCCCAGGAACTTCACCGTCTGCTGCTTCGTTGTCCCCTCGGTGTATTTCATGCTTGGAAGCCGCATATCGCCGCCCCTTTCTTAAAATGTCTTCCAACCTGCAGCATTTGCAGGGCGGTGTGTCCTGCGATACCAGGCGCGGAATTCCGCGTCCGCCTGGGCGAACATAATCTTGTCGTTCTCATAGGACTGCATTTCCCGGTTGTGCCAGTCGATCATGGAGACCAGATACAGATCGTACACGTTCGTATACGGTGCAGGGACCAAGAGTTCCGTCTCTGCGTCCTGCGGATACTGATAGGACACCGGTTCTTCCTGTCCCATCAGTTCCATGCTGTATTTCCCGTCCAGCTCGGAAAGCCAGGACGTCAGGATTTCATCTCCGTAAATGTCCGGCTTCAGTTTTTGGATTTTGGCAATTGCCTCTCCCACTTTCATGGAAAGCACCTCCACGTATAATGCGGCCTCTCACCGCCCCTCACCGCATACCGCATCCAGTCCAGCAGCACGATCACCGGCCCGCTGACGAGGCACCACAGCGCCGCAAACTGCGGACAAACCTGCCCCAGTACATTTCCGGGCAGGTTGGAGTAGTCCCAAATATTCCAGCCCAGCCATAAGTTGAGGATGCACCCGGCGATAAACTCCGCCGCCGTGATGGCAATGCCGCACAAAAGCGCTTGTGTCCAAATCGGACACCGCCACGGCAGTTCCGCGCCCATGCGTTCCACAAGGATACCCAGCAGCAGCGCCAGCACCAGCATGGTCCAGCTGATGGCCTGCGGGTGGCCCCGTGAGGTCTTCCACACGACTTCCAGTAAAAAGTATGTAGTCCCAATGAAGCACCCCAGCAGCCCGCTTAGGATTGCGTCCCCAGCCTTACGCATTGCTGCCTCCTGCCGCTGCAATGATTTCGGCCATGTGCGCCGCCAGATCGTCCGGCAGCGTCGCGCCGTAGGTGATGGTCTCCACCTCTGCCGCCGTCTCGCAGCGCTTGACCCATTGGCGCACGTGGTTGCAATAGGTCTGGTGGTACAGCACATGGGCGGTCGCCGCCTGTGCCAGAATCGCAATATCCGCCGCCGGGTAGACCTCGCAAAGCGCCCCGTCCAGATGGTATGCATAGCCGGTCCCGCCCGCTTTGATCGCCTCCTGCGCTGTGGATAGGTTGATCTGGTCGGGGATGGACAGCGAGATATGCCCCGCCGTGCTGTCCGAAAGCGCCACATCGCACCCACTCTCAATTGCGGCTGTGCAGGCAGCGTTAATTTCCACCAGCTTGTCCGCCTGTATCTCCGCCAGCGTCGGCTCCACCGGCTCCGCCGGGGCCGTGCTACTCAGAATGACCGTGTTTACCTCAATACGCGGATACGAATAATCCGCCACGGTATCCTCCCGCATCTGCGTATCATCGTCGGCGTAGAGCTTGACCGTGGCCCCCAGTTCCGCCGGGGCCTCCTCTAAGGTGTAGCGCACCTCGCCGGGGCCGATGGACTGCCCGGTCACGGCGTAGTGCTTTGCGGTTCCTGTGGTAATGTACATAGGCTTGTCTCCTATCTTGCATAAACTTTAATTCTTCCACTGCAAGGATAACCCGAGTTTGTACCTGTTACCCTTGCAACGCTCAAATCTGGGGTTGTTGTGTAAACGTATGTATTTTCGTCACTGGCATAAAGATTCCGCATTATCCATGAAATATCTTCAGCTTCAATTTGAAAGAATTTTACTAAGTAGTGTGATATATCGTTATCAATCGTAGCAATACGAGCGTTTATATCTTTTGGACCAATGTAAAAGCTAAGGGCGAGGGGAGTTGTTATGCCACGTGTTACTACCATAATCTCGCTATAATAAGACGCTGGTTTGGGCAATGCCCATTCCATATCCGTCGTTATATTTGTATACGTAACATCCAGAATTAACTTCATTGGGCCGATTCCGTCCGCAGGCGGATGCCCCCCCAGAATGCACTTGCCTTGTCCGGTTTCTTTTCCGGTTCTGGTAATCTTAAATTGGAGTGGAAACGCAGTTATCGGAGCTTCAGTCGCCCACAGCTTCACGGCCCCATCCATCGGCTCGCCGGACTGCACCTTGCCCCACGCTTCGACATATAGTTTGTTGGCGTCGTTGTCACTCCCCGGCAGGATGTCCGCCACGGGATTGTCCGTCGCCAGCATCCCCGGCACGCTCATCTGTTTGTAGTAGTAGCCGCCCGATGCCGTCCAGCCGGTTGAGATGGTGGCCGTCAGCGTCAACGTGGTGGCCGCCCCGATCTGTGCCGGGGTCAGTGGGTCGCTTCCGCTGGTCGCATGGTTGGCCGCGTGACTTGCTGCCGCAAAATCCTGCGGCTTTTTTCCGCTGTCCACCAGATTTCCGGTTGCATTCAGGCCCGCAAGGTTTCCGCTCACCGCGCCGGTTACCTTTGTCGCGTAGTTCCCGCCCACAATCTGCGCCGCCTCTCGGGCAGAATCCGCAGCAGATTGCGCACTGGCGGATGCCTCTCCCGCTTTTGTCACCGCCGTTTCCGCTTTTTCCGAAGCCGTGGAAGCACTTGCGGCAGACGCCGCCGCACTGTCTCCCGCAGCAGCCGTACTCTGCGCCGCCGCCGTCTCGCTTGCCGCTGCATTTGTTGCCGCCGTCTCCGCCGCCGCTTTGGACGTGGTAAACACGGATTCCAGCGCGTCAATCTCGCTCTGGAGCTGCTCTTTGTCGGTGGTCGCAATGGTGGAAAGAATGCTGCTGGGGAGATCCGCGTCCAGCACACGAAAGCGGACAGCCTGCGTAGTGATGGCGGTATCTGCGACGGTGTTGTCCGCGCTGTTCACCTTAACACCCCGGACGCTCAGTGTTGCGTATCCAACGACGGACAGCGGTTCCGAAGGGACAGGAACGTCATAGGTAAGCGTATCCCCATCCACCGCCATATCAAGGCCGATCACAACCGATACCGGATTCTGCCCGTTGGCGTCCCGGAAATAGACCGTCTTGGTGAGTCCCTCCCACTGCGCGTCAAAGGCCATTCTGAGCGTCACCGCGTAGCCGGAGCCGGTCGCGCCGAAGGAGATACCGGCGCCCTTGATATACATGCCGGTAATATTCAGTTTTACAAGCTGATTGCTCATTGTCTCACCTCGTTTAAATGAAAATGGGGCAGCACGGGCTAAAATCCCTGCTGCCCCATGCCGTGTCATGGTGGTTGCCCCTTACAAAATCTTCTGGTCTTTGAGGCTGTTATACTCATTCTCTTTTGCTCTAATGAGGGAAACGGTCTCTTTGTCCTGTCGGGCAGACGCCTCGATTACCTCGGCAACGAAGCGAGGGACTTTTACAGGAACGCCGCGCTTGATGGTGTAGACCACGCCATTGACAATCACGCGAACGTCGTCCGCGTATTCCCCAGCATCCTGGAAAAGCTCGATGGTGACGAGGTCCTTCTTGGCCTCCGCCATGGCTTTCCGGTGGGCCATTTCGGCGTTGCGTTCGGTATTGGCCGTTTCCTGGGCTTCCTCGGCCTTGATCTCGGCTCTGAGTTGCGCTTTGAGTGCCTCTATGTCTACCGTAGTAGTCGGGGCGGGGGTATCAGTGGGGGCCGGGGTATTGTTGGTATCAGGGGTATTTTCCTTACTCACGGTGTTTTCCTCCTTTTCAGGTGATAGGCGGGGAGAAGTCCCCGCCCTTTCAATTAGTTAGCGCCGGACTCAAAGTTGGAGCAGGTTTCGATACGAACCATGTTCTCCTCAACCAGTCGAACCGCCGTTTTAATGGCTTTCCAGCCAACTGTTGCCCGCTGGTCCAGAGGGTCAGACGTACCGCCAGAACCCAGCTGCTTGACGATGTGGCGCAGGCCACCGCCCTCAATCTCAGTCGTGCCGTAAGCCTCTGCGCCGAAGATCATCGTGGAATATACGTCGCGGCCCTTTGCGCCCGCCTCGCCGGGATAGATCACGGTGTTGTCTGCGGCGGTGACGGCGCTTTCCACCGTCAGGGTTGTGGTCGTGTTGGCAGTTACCTTAACCTTTTGATCGCCAATCAAAACGTACCGGCCAACCAGAGAATCCGCCGCAACCGTGCCGCCGTCAAAGGTCACCGTGGTCGTGGAAGCCGCGCCGCTGCACAGCAGCGTCCGGGCATCGGAGGCCAAATCCTCCGCGTGGAAAATCTTTGCCTCGGTCGTCTCGCTGAAACGGATACCGGCCACCGCGCCGATCTCGTTGTCGTAAAGATTTTGGGTATCCACATACTGATGGGGGTACTTCCAGTCGGGGTCGTCCATGATGTCGAACTCCACGTCGGGATTGATGATACCGGCCCAATTCTTGCCGTCGGGCTTCTTGGCATTGACGTGCTTCAGGGACCGGGCTGCCATGCGGCAGGCACGGACAGTCAGATAGTCGTTGTCGGAAATCTCGCCGCCTATCAGCTTGCACCGGGACACCTTCGTGCCGTCGCCGTACTGGACGTTGGTTCCGCCGTTCAATACCTCGCGGGTG